CAACCTTTAAGTTTAACCCACAATTTAATCGCATCATCAATAATATATTTTTTACCCATTTTATGATTTACCCTTGAAAACAAATCTCTAATATTATTCGTAGATAAGTCAGAGCAATTTTGATATGTAAAATCTATTAATTCTTCAAGTGTTATGTCAGATTGATCGTTAATCATGTCATTTAGTAAATCAAACACATCATCTCTACACATATTTTATCCTCCAAAAGTTCATTTATTAATATTATATCAACAAGTCTTCAGTTTGACCCCCAAATATTTGAAACTCTTTCGATACAATTGATATATCGAAGGAGTTTTTATTATGAATAAAGAGATTAGATTATCAGAATTAAGACTTAATAACGAAAACGAAGAAATGGTTTTAGAAGGCTATGCCATCGTTTTTAACAAAGAAACAGTTATTGGGGATGAGAAACGTGGATTCATAGAAGTTATAGATCGAAATGCTCTATTGTTTACCAATATGAAAGATGTCCCTCTCAAATACAATCACCAAGATAACTTTCTTGTTATTGCGAGAACACGTAATGAATCACTCACACTAGAAGTGGATGATGTAGGACTCAAAGTAAGAGCAAAACTACTAGATACTGCTTCGAACCAGGACATCTACAAAATGGTTCAAAATGGTCTTCTAGATAAGATGTCTTTTGCTTTTAGTGTGAAAGAACAATCATGGGATAGAAGTGGTGAAATCCCAAAAAGAACCATCAAGTCAATCGAAAGACTGTATGATGTCTCGATTGTAGATACCCCAGCTTATGAAGATACATCGATATATGCTCGTAGTCTAGATACCATGGATATGGAATTAGATGCCTTGGATAAGGAAGAGATCAATCGAAAAACAAATCTTGTAAGAAAAAGACTAAACATAAAATTGAAAGGAACACTAACATTATGAATGCAAATGTGCGTATGAAAGAAATTGAAGGGCGAATTGCAGAAATCAGAAAAATCTCGGATGCTGCATCGCTTGAAGAATTAGAAAATCTTGAATTGGAAGTGGATAAGTTAAATGAAGAAAGAAATGTCTTATCCAAAAAGATTGAGATGGCAAAGAAATTTGACCCAACTCCAGTGATTGAAACAAAGTCAGGTGGATTGCCAAAAGAAGCACTTGAAAAGCGTGGACTCGATTTGCGTGAAAAACGCACTATCCAAGTATCACAAGATGAAATCCTATTACCTGAACACATCGATGGAAAACTAGCAGTTTATCCATTCAGTGAAGTATCAACATTGGTCGATAACATCAATTTGGTTAACCTAGTTGGTGGAGAAACATATAAAAAGACCTTTGTTAAAGGTTCAGGAACGGCAGGATACACACAAGAAGGTGCTGATTACAATGAATCAGAGCCATCATTTGGCTATTTGACAATCACCAAGTGCAAATTAACTGCTTACACTGAGATTACTGAAGAACTTGAAAAGTTGCCAGCAATCAATTATCAAAATGAAGTCATTAAAAATATCAAAACAAGTCTTAAAAAGAAGTTGTCTCTTGAAATTCTTAAAGGTGCAGGTGGATCTAATCAGTTCACTGGTATTTTTAGTCAAAATGCAACTGCTCTAGCAGATACTACTGATGTTGAAGTATCAGAGATTAACGAAGACACGCTTGATGATATCATTTACGCTTATGGTGGACCTGAAGAAGTTGAAGGTAGTGCGATTCTTATCCTAAGTAAAGCAGACCTTCGTGCTTTTGCAAGACTACGCACTGAAGAAGGACGTAAGGTTCATACGATTGACTATGTGAATCACACCATCGATGGAATTTTCTATATCATCAACTCGAATTGCGAATCAATTAGCAATTCAGCTACGTCTACTGGATCATATTGCATCGCATATGGTTCACTTAAAAACTATGAAACAGCAATCTTTTCACCAATTGAAATCAGCAAATCAACTGATTACAAGTTCAAGCAAGGAATTATTTGCTATAAAGCATCTGTCTTTGCTGGTGGGAACGTTGTTGGGTACAAAGGATTTGTTCGTGTTAAAAAAGGTGCAGTAACACCAACTGGTGAATAGTCCTATGAGCGTTTCATCAAGTTTACTGAACCTGGTAAAATCCTCATTGATGATTAGTGAATCCGAATCATTTGCGGACACTGAATTAAGCGCTCTAATTGAAAGTGCACTCACCCTCGTTAAATCAACTGGGGTGAGTGATACTCATCTTTTAGACCACGATGTTCAAAGCCTGGTTCTCATTTATGTGAAAACCTTTTTCGGATTTAAAGGCGATGGTTCTGTAAAAGAATTACCTCAAGCATTCTATTTCCTTTTAAAACAAGTATCCATATCTAAAGGTACTTAATATGCCATTCCCTAATAGTCCCAACACTAGACTGAACTTGATTTCTGTTCAGCAAGTTAGAGAAAAATACAAAGTATTGACTAGCAGAGAAGTCATTGGAATTATCAGATCACTCACCAGAGAAGAATGGAAAGTTTCAGTTGAAACCAAGATAAAAATAGAAATCAAAGTGCAGCTGAATACATTTTCTTATCAAGAAGAAAAACTAGTTAAGATGAACGATTCTTATTATCGTGTTGAAAGAACCTTTTTTGGTGGTCAATATGTGGAACTCTATTTATCCAAAACTGGACTAAGTGATGGTGACTTCCTATGGGAACAATCAATTTAAGTGAACTTGCTGGAAAAATATCTGAACTTGTCAATGACTATTCCAATGAAACAAAAGAAACTATTCTTGAACGTGTGAATCAGTGTGCAGATCAAGTCCTTTCCTACATTAAAGAAAATGCCCCAAGAAGTAATCAAATGGGTAAACATCTTGCTGACTCGTTTATAAAAACGGAAGTAGGACAGGGAACAAACAAGATTATCTATATATCAAGTAAGACAAAATATCAACTCGTTCATTTGATTGAACTTGGGTTTAGACATACATCAGGTAAGCATATTCCTGGAAGACCCTTTCTACGGCCATCATATGATTATTTCACACCGAAAATGCTAGAAGAAATCAAGAGGATTATAATCAATGGCACTTCATAACGATATCATCTATAACACACTTACGGAAATTACGGATAATGTGTATTACTTATCTAATCGCAATGACAATACCGAAACGAGTAATCAGTTACCATATATTGTTTATCAAATCATATCCAAAAGACCCATTACAGCCGATAACAAAGTCATTATCTATTCAGTTGAATATCAAGTGACACTTGTTACAAGGTCACGAAATGAAGCGTTGGTTCACCTTTTTGAAGAAACTTTTAATCAGAAGGAAATCATTCCAGTCCTGGTTAGCACATATCAAAACGATGATTATTCAATCAATCGTGTTTATCAAATCAACATCTTATCCAAAGGAGGATATTAAACATGTCACAAAATAAAGTCACATTCGGATTAAAAAATGTTCACTATTCTAGAGCGACACAATCAGAAGATGGCTCGTGGATTTTTGCAACACCGGTTGCATTACTTGGTGCTCAAGAGTTCTCAAGTGAAATTATTGGTGGAAGTCAATCCATTTATGCCGATGATTCAGTGATCGCAACCCTAGTTCANAATGCTGGAAGAAACATCACTCTTAAGTTATCAGAACTATCCGATACATTTAAAGTGGATATTTTAGGTTATAAGAAACTCGTTAATGGAAACTTAGTGGAAGTTACAAACAATAGTGTAGAAACTTTTGCACTTGGTTTCGAGTTCCAAGGAGATGCAAAAGCAAGACGTGTATGGTTTTATCTATGCTCGGTAACACCAGTTAATGAAGCAACAAAAACAAAAGGTGAATCTGTCGAGGCAAACTCCATCACACTTAGCATTGTAGCTAGACCAATTGAGGTAGGCAACTACTTAGTGACTCATGTGATTGCGAACCTTGGAGATACCAATTATCAGACATTCCTTGAAGCATCACCAGTATTACCAACTTTTGGTAGTTAGGAGTATCTAAATGGAAAAAACATTGCATATTCAAGATACAGATTACAAACTCAAATCAAGCCTTTTTACAATAATTTCTTATAAAAGCACATTTGGTACGGAATTGTTTTCCGATATCTCTGTATTAGATCAATTGTCTCAACATAATAATTTATCTGCTTTATCCACAGTGATTGATGTCATCTTTAGAATTACATACATTCTTCACAAGCCATTTACGAAATCAAGCTATGATGAATTTCTTCAAGGATTTGATTTCGGTGTCTTGAGCAACACACAAGAACTAGAAACTATAGCAAACACCATTGCAGAACTGCTTGGTACAGTCAAAGAAGGTAGCAATACAAAAAAGTAGGAAACATTCCCATCACCG